GCTTTGCATCTCCATATATGAGGCCACCAACCTGGATCGTATCCATCTTGTCCTCTAGAGGCATCTTCGACAACATAAAATTTATTAATTGTTAAATTTTCTTTTGGAGTAAAACTTGTTACAGTTGCACTAGCACTACTCTTGTCACCGGTTATGGTTTCGTTTTGTGTGAAGTCACCTAGAATAGGACTTATCCTAATTGTCTTAGCTTCGTGGTTATAACTTACTACAGTTGCAGTTACACTAGAAGTAGCACCTGTTATAGTTTCACCTTTTCTAAATTTCTTCGAAGGTTTAGCTGATAACGTAATACTCGCTGACTCAATTCTTGTATCATCATTTTGATGTGGTAATTCAAAAACATCACCAGGTATAATTTTTCTACCAAGTCTTTCCATCATATCGCCTATATGAAAAGTTATGAATATTGTGTCATTGGTTTGGAATAAGCCAAACTGTGTTAGATCAAAATCCTGGTCTTGCACACTATACACACCACGTAAATCAAATACATCTGAGTCGTATTTTCTATCTCTATTTTCACCAAATAATACGTCCTGTACATTTAGTTCACTAGTTATACTGTTAGTGGGTTGATCGCTACTAGCACTATTAGTTTGTGTATGCGGACCTATATATTTGTGTAAAAATACGCCCGTACCGCCCACGTAGAAGTGTTCTTTAATCGTACGATCAGCGAAATTATAATCATTACCTTTATTTGGTTTCCATAAACTGAGTCTTGGCATAATATTCCTTTATAGTGCTTTAAAGTATTTATTGAAAAGAGTGCGCCTTTACTAAATACTAGTAAGATGGCAACACAGCAAACAAAAAGACAGGAATTGATCACTGAAATGCGTACTATCCTTGGCGATGGTATGGTTGACGTTGAACTAGATCCTAAACACTATGAACAAGGTATTGACCTTGCAGTAGATAGATTCAGACAAAGAAGTTCAAACTCAACTGAAGAATCTTACATATATCTTGAGTTATTACCAGATACCAACGAATACACTCTACCAAAAGAAGTAATTGAAGTGAGAGAAATATTCAGAAGAGGTGTAGGAGGTTCAAGCAATAGTGTTGATCTAGATCCATTTGAATTAGCATATACTAATTTGTACTTTTTACAAGGTGGTAGAATTGGTGGATTAATGACCTGGGATGCATTTGCACAATATCAAGAAGTTGTTAAAAGACTGTTTGGCGGTTACTTAAACTTTAAATACCATACTGAATCAAACAAGTTAATTTTAATGAGAAGACCAAGACGTGAAGAATCTGTCCTACTACAAGTTTATATGGATAGAACAGCTGATACCTTAATATCACAGAGGTACAGCAGACCTTGGATAAGAGATTATGCACTTGCACAGTGTAAAATGATGTTGGGCGAAGCAAGATCCAAATATTCAAGTTTACCAGGTGCTCAAGGAAATGTCACATTAAACGGTGATGCTCTAAAAGCCGAAGCCCAAGCCACAATGGAAAGACTTGAGAGAGAAATAGACATATACGGCACTGGCGAAGATCCATTAACTTTTGTTATTGGATAATTTAGAAATTGGTTGACTAAACCTCTTTATTCAAGTAATATAATAATATGATCATTGGACTTGTAGGATTCATAGGATCCGGTAAAAACACAGTAGCAGAACAATTTGTAAAACAAGGCTTTGCACAAGACTCATTTGCATCACCATTGAAAGATGCAGTAAGTAATATATTTGGATGGCCACGTGAAATGCTCGAAGGTGACACAGAACAGAGTCGTGTTTTTAGAGAATCAGTCGATGGCTATTGGAGTCAAAAATTACAAAATAAAAGATTCACTCCACGTTATGCTTTACAAGTAGTTGGCACAGAGCTCTTTAGAGAGAACTTTAATCCTAGCATATGGCTTCATAGTTTAGAGAATAGATATATGGCCAGTGGGCGTAAACCAACTGTAGTTTCTGATTGTAGATTTAAAAACGAATTAGGTTTAATCAAGACTATGGGCGGTGTAGCAATCAGAGTTAAAAGAGGTCCAGAACCACACTGGTACGGTACGGCACAACTAGCCGCTGATGGTGATATATTTTCACAAAATACTTTACACGATATGGGAGTACACTCTAGTGAGTGGGATTGGGTAAATATGAGAGTAGATTATACTGTTGAAAATAATGGTACCATTGAAGAATTAGAAAAAACAGTACAAGACATAGCAAAAAAAATAACGCCCTAACCAAAGGAGTTTATGGCAAAAGAAGTTGTAGGTTTAATAAAGTTACAAATAGAAGCCGGCAAGGCAAATCCCGCTCCACCAGTTGGTCCAGCATTGGGTCAAAAAGGTGTCAACATAATGGACTTTTGTAAAAGGTTCAACGAAAAAACTAAAAATGATATGGGTAAGATTATACCTGTAGTAATTACAGTTTATAAAGATAAGTCTTTTGATTTCGTATGTAAAAAGCCACCCACGTCATTTTTAATTAGACAAGCACTAAAATTAAAAAAAGGTAGCAAAACTCCTGGTAGGAGTAGAATAGCAACATTGACTAGAGAGCAAGTTGAAGGCATTGCAAAAGAAAAAATGGAAGATTTAAATGCTTTGAATTTAGAAGGTGCTGTTAAAGTTGTTGCGGGTCAAGCCAGATCAATGGGTATTGACGTTAAATTATAAGTCAGGTTTTAAGTCACCTTGTTTCCATCCTAGTTCTTCTGTGCTCTTGACACGACTACAGTTGGCACATATTGTCTTTAGATTTTGCAAGTTATTGTTTTTTAAATTTCCATCGATATGATAAACGTCCATCTGTGCAGGGTGCTTTGACTTAAAACCACATTTTTCACATATGTGTTTTTTTCTATAGCCACTCTTTTCCCAAGAGTGTTGTTTGCCCGTTCTTAAGCCCAAACCTTCTTTCATACATTGGTCACACTTGCTACGATAGTAGATTTTACCTTTACGTCTATAGTTAAAGGCTTGCGGTCTTGTCTTACAGTGCTTACACAGTGGTCTTATGTGCTTTTGGTCGTTGATATCATTCATACTTGTATTTAATCCCTTTAAAGGTGATTGTTATTGGTGCCTTTTTAACAAATTCTACTAAATATGATTATATATAATAAGGATTACACATTAAATTAATGTTAATGCAGGGAGATTAAAATTATGCCAACACTAGTATCACCAGGTGTATCAGTATCAGTTGTTGATGAATCTATGTACGCTCCGGCAGGTCAAGGTACAGTACCATTAGTTGTAATTGCTTCAGCTCAGGACAAGACAGATCCAAGCACAGGTAATACAGCGATAGGTACAACTTCAGCCAACGCCGCGAAACCGTTCCTAGTAACATCACAAAGAGAACTGGTTACTACCTTTGGCGAACCATCATTTAAATCATTACAAGGAACACAAATCCACGGTGATGAAAGAAATGAATACGGTTTGCTATCAACATATTCATATTTAGGAATTTCAAATAGAGCTTATGTCATCAGAGCAGACATAGACTTAGATGAATTAGAAGCTCAGTCTACAGTACCTCAGTTAGCACCATCTAACGGAACTTACTGGTTAGATTTAGCGAATACAGATTGGGGTTTGTTTACAGCAAACACTACAACTGCCGCTTGGGGCAAAATGACACCTACAGTGTTAAATGACGCACCAAACGATTCAGGTAGTGGAAAAGTTGCCGCTAACGGTAACCCAAAAAACTCATATGGTTCAGACAAAGAGTACGCAGTCGTTGCCTCTGTATCACCAGCAATACTTTACCAAAAGATTTCCACAACTTGGGAAAAAGTTGGATCAAGTAACTGGGCAGGCGCATCAGGTTCACCAGCCGCTTATATCTTACCAGGTACAGGAACAGCACCAACAATCGGTGCCACAGGTATCTATAGCGATGTTTGGTTAAAATCAACACCAGGCGGACAAGGTGCAAACGTATCAGTTAAGTCATACAGCTCAGGAACAAGCAAATGGACATCAACACCAGCACCTCTTTATTCAAGAGATGATGCGGCAACAGCCACAGCAGGATCTTCAATAGCGGCCAATGATGTTTATGTACAGTTTGATGATTTTGATGACGGTACGATATCAAATGAACTTAAAGCCAACACAGTAATCAGCGAAACTGCTTTAGCAACCTCGGCTGTTTCTAAGAGAGACATTTTAACAAATGGTGGAGCAAGTTCTACACCAGTAATAA